CTGTGCGCAGGCGACAAGGACGAAGCGAACAAGCTGTATGCCGCGATGGTGAAAGGGGCTGACGATGCGCAGGCCGAGATGGCGCGCATGTTGACCGAACCTTTCATCCAAGCGCGCAGCATCTTGGAAGGCAACCGCAAGCGCACCGAAAAGGCGATGGAGAAGTCGGCAAAGACGCTGCCGGTGGCGCAATGGGTGGACGGCATCAAGGGCTTCGGCATCGCTTCGCTGGCCGCCGTGATTGGCGAGGCGGGCGACTTGTCGAACTACCCGACGCACTCCCACCTGTGGAAGCGTCTGGGGCTGGCGGTGATTGATGGCGGCAGGCAGCGACTGATGCCGGGTGCCGATGCGATCATCCACGGCTATTGCCCAAGCCGCCGTTCGGTGGTGTGGAACGTGGGCCAGTGCGTGTTCAAGGCGCAGTCGCAGCGCGTGGACAAGGAAACTGGCGAGGTCAAGATAGAAGCGGGCGAGTACCGCAAGCTGTATGATGTGCGCAAGGAGTACGAACTGCCGCGCGTTGAAGGCAAGAAGGCGCACGCTCACAACCGGGCGATGCGCTACATGGAGAAAAAGTTGATGCGCGACTTGTGGAAGGCTTGGCGCGCTGTGTGAGTTAAAGGGGAGGCCAGACGATTCGTGCCGAAAGGCCACCGCCGCGCTGCCTCCCCGCCCACCCATCAAGCATCACGGCCATGCCTCCCCTGCCGAAAGGCCATTGAAGGGATGCCGTGATGCCCCTTCAAGCGTCACGGCCAAGTTTCTCATGCCGAAAGGCCCAAGGTGGCGTGCCGTGACGCACCTATCCCAAGGCTCCCTTAACCGGGGCTTCCCGCGCAACACACTGGAATCGGCGCTCGCATGAGCTACCCTCTGATCATCAGCTTCGCCACACCGGACTGGACGTATTCCGAGCACGCGGTGCGGCTTCGTGCCGAATGCGATGCGCTTGGGCTGGATCATCACATCGCCGACCTTCCGAGCCGTGGTGGCTATCTGGAGAACTGCTGCATGAAGCCGCAGTTCCTCCTCGATTGCCTGCGCAAGTTCAAACGGCCTGTTGTGTGGATCGACGTGGACGGGACGATTAAGCAGCGGCCTGACTTCTTCCTCGAGCCGGGCTTCGACTTCCAAGCACGCCGGATGCACCCGAGCCGGCCGCGCACATGGCACGTCGGGACGATGTACTGGGCACCCACGCGGGCGGCGCTGGCGTTTATCCGCCAGTGGATCGCGCGCACAGGCGACATGAGCGACGAGTCATCGCTCGAACAGACGTGGCAGGAGCACGGCTCGAAGTTGCGCACGCGCGACATTCCGTCGAACTACTTCGAGATTCCGACGCGCCGCCGCCGCCTGACGCCGGAGTGCGTGATCTTCCACCGCCTGAGCGACGGGCAAAGCAAGCGCGAACAGGCGCGGAGATTCAACGACTATGAAGCAGCAGAGGCAGCACGTGCCCGCATTGCACGACATCCCCGATGACTGGCAACACGGCGACGTGGCGCAGGCGCTGCGTCACTGCAGCCGGCGCGGCCTTGCTGTTGACTGCGGCGCGCATCGCGGCGTCGTGACGCGGTTCCTCGCGCAACAATTCGAGCGTGTCGTGGCAATCGAACCCGGTCCGCTGGCGTCGCAGATCAAAGGCGCGGACGAGGTGCTGCGTGTCGCGCTTGGCGACAAGCCGGGCCGCGTTGGCATGGCTGACGGCAAGCACAACACGGGGCAGCGGCACTGCGTCCCCGGCGACAGCATCGAGGTCATCACGCTCGATTCGCTGGGCCTCGAGCCTGACTTCGTGAAGCTCGATGTTGAGGGCATGGAGTGGCACGCACTGAAAGGCGGCGAGCGGACAATACGCACGCACAAGCCGGTGGTGATGCTGGAAGAAAACGGACTGAACAAGCGCTACGGCGTCGCGGACAATGAATGCAAGCGGTTGCTGGAATCGTGGGGCGCGCGGCTGGTGCTGACGCTGGAAAGCAATCCGCCCGACACCGATCAGGTGTTCGCGTGGCCGGCACCATGACGCCGGTATGCGTGTTGCGCTCTGGCGGAGACTTCCTGCCGGTGCATGTGCAGGCATTGGCGCGGCAGGTTCCGGGGCTGATGTGCCTGTCGGATGTGCCGGTTCCGGGCGTGCGCTGCATCCCGCTGGCCTACGACTGGCCTGGCTGGTGGGCGAAGATGTGCGCCTACGATGCCCATGTTTTCGGCGGTGACATGCTGCTGATGGATCTGGACACCATCGTATTGCGGATGCCGGAATTGCCGGGCGTCACCACGGTTCTGCCGGACTTCTACCGTCCGCACTTGATGGGCAGCGGTTTCCTGTACGTCACCGAGGCGGACAGGGCGCGCATCTGGGATGAATGGATGCGCGATCCAGCCGGGCACATGCGCCGGTGTCGCACGCGCAAGCGTTGGGGCGATCAGGGGTTCCTGATGCCGCTGATCGGCAACTCGCAGCGCTGGGGATCAAACGTGGTGTCGTGGAAGGTGCACTGCCGCGCCGGCATTCCTGCTGGCACTGAGGTGGTATGCTTCCACGGCAAACCACGGCCTTGGGATGTCGGTGAGTTTGATTTTATGTATCGATAAGTAACCCCGATTCTGCTTGTTTTTTGTTGTCCGCACGCCGTGAGGCGTCCGATCCCAAAGGAAGGAAATGTTCCCGCCAGTCTTTCAGGTGGCCACGTCTGATTCGGACGTTCTGGCCCTGCTTGGCTCAAAGCCGACGCGATTGTTCCTGTTCGGCGAGGCCACGCAAAACACGGTGAAGCCCTATGCCGTTTGGCAATTGGTTTCCGGTTCGCCTTACAACTACTTGAACGATCTTCCGGATGTTGACCGGATGACTACGCAGATAGACGTATATGCCACGTCGGTTTCATCGGCGCGCAACGTGGCAATGGCCCTGCGCGATGCCTTCGAGGCGTCACGGCAATGCTATGTAGTGAGCTGGCGCGGGGAGTCTAAAGACGTACCTACCAATCTTTTCAGGGTGTCGTTCGACCTTGAATGGCATGTTGCGCGGTGAATAACCGCAAACCGCTTTTCAGGAAGCGCGTTTCCTGAGAACGACTGTCGTGAGACAGCCGAAACCGACTGCCGTGAGGCAGCCATTCCCATCTAGATGGAGATTCAACAATGGCAGTACCTACCCAGGGCACACAGCTCTATTTCATCGACCCCTACGACAACAGCGTTGTCGAGGCCGTTTCCGGGCTGGACGCCCAGAACGAACAGATCGAAACGACCTGTCTTTCGGAACAGGCCCGGACGTACATCGCCGGACTTGCGACGCCGGGCACTGCGTCGTTCACGATCAATGCCGATCCCAAGGATGGATCGCATGTCAGGCTGCATGAGCTGTACAAGGATAAGGGCAACCTGAAATGGGCTATCGGCTGGGCGGACGGCACGGCTACCCCAACCGTGGATTCGGCGGGCGAGTACGACTTGCCGGATACCCGCACCTGGCTCACGTTCGATGGCAACATCAACGGGTTCTCGTTCGACTTCTCGCAGAACGCTGTGGTCACTTCGCAGCTGTCGGTGCAGATTTCCGGCCCGTGAGTCCGTAAGATGGCCCGCATTCGTGTTACTGGTGTAGATCGCGCACAGAAGGCGCTTCGCACCGTCACGACGCGGGTGTTTCCAAAGCGTGGCGGCCCCGTGTTGTTCGGAATGCGGCGCGGGGCCGTCATCTTTCGGCGTGGATGGAGATCGGAGATTGACCGGCAGGTGCAGGAGTCTCAGGCCGGAGGAAGCAGGTACACGCCTACCGGGTTGATGCGCAAAAGTGTCACGATCTACCGCGTTCGCAATCCTTATCGTCACGGGGCAACGGAAATGTTGCGCGTTACCATCAATCCGAAGGAGCGATATGATAGTGGCGAGCGTGTCGCCGCTGTCGCAGGCATCTTGGAACATGGAGATTCCCGCATGGAAGCGAAAGCCCTTGTCCGCAAGACGTTCGACACCAACCGTTCCGCAGCGGAATCGGCGATACTGCAAGGGATACAGACGCGCATCAGTTATGTTCTTTCACGACTTTAACGGCTAACAAAAAACGGCAACCGAAGGTTTCGGACGCGCGGTCCCTGCGCTGTTCGCCGTGGCGTACACCGCGCGCTCCGATCCTAACTATCGTCGCAAGACGAAAGGAACATGAAAATGTCTTATGATCATCTTTTCACCAACACCCCCATCGCCAAGGAAATCGAAGTTGCTGGCGTGACGGATACCTATTACTTCCGCAAGATGACGGCGGGCGAGCAGATTACCCTGAACAAGGGTCAAAAAAGCACGATCAAGTCTGGCGAATCCACGATGGAAGTGGACATTTCCGACTTGCACTCGCGTAACTGCCTGTTCCTTTCCTTTGTCTGGGTTACACAGGAAGGCAAGCGGGTCTATTCGCTGGACAAGCTGCGCGAAATCCCTGCTGAGTACATCGATGCCATCGTCAGGGGGGCAAACGAGGCGCTGGTGGACGCAAAAGCCCCTCGCTAAGCGACGATCCTGAGTTCAGGTTCCTGATCCGGCTGGCCTTGATCTTCGGCGTTCCTCCGCATGAAGTAATGGGCTGGCCGGGGTGGGTGGTTTCGTCGCTTTATGAATACCTGAGAAAAGAGCCAGCCCCGATTGAGCGTGTTGAATACGGCTTGGCGCAATTGGCTGCGATCCAAGTCAACATGAATCGGAAGAAGGGCGCAGCAGCACACACAGTGAACGACTTCATGCTGTTTTCCAGCGCATGGGGTGGGCCTAAAGAGGCGCAAGCGCAGCAGGCAACGATTGGGCCGGCTGAAATGGCAGCGATGATCGGTGCGCGGATGCGAGTGCGGTAGGCGACACTGCGGACACCATTAAGCCCGCCGCTCGCGGGCTTTTTTTACGTCAATCCAGCAGCGCCGTGAGGCGTCGCATTCCCACAAGGTGGATGTATGCCGACTATTACGGTCGATATAAAAGCTGTCGGCGGCGCGCAGTTCCAGCGCAGCTTTGAGCAGGCATCGCAGGTCATGGGGCGTACATTCCCACAGGCTGCGCGTGTAGCGGGAGCCCAGGTTGCCAGCATGACGAAGGCACTTGAGCTTCAATCGCAGGTTCTGGCGCGTGTGAAATCGCAGGCTGTCGGTGCGTTCGCTGCGTATCTTGGCGTTGGTGCAGTGGTTCAGGCCACTAGGTCGATTGTCAAAAGCACGAACGCTTTGATTGGCTGGCAGAACGCCTTGAAGGCGGTTTCACCTGATGCCCGAGCGGCTGCGGCTGGCCTGACTTTCGTGCGCAATGAGGCGGATCGTCTTGGCCTTAGCATTGAGTCAATGGCAGGCCAGTTCGCAAGGTTTTCGGCTGCCACACGCGGGACGGCACTTGAAGGCGAGCAGACACGGGCCATTTTCACGGCCATGTCCGAGGCTTCGCGCGTGCTTAATCTGTCAGTGGACAGCACAGAAGGTGCTTTTCGCGCACTGGAACAGATGGTTTCCAAGGGCAGAGTGCAGGCGGAAGAATTGCGCGGCCAGTTGGGTGAGAGATTGCCCGGCGCGTTCCGTCTTGCGGCTGAGGCACTAGGTGTCACCACCGAAGAACTGAACAAGATGCTGGAACTTGGCCAGGTGACGGCGGAAAACCTCCTGCCCAAGCTGGCAGATCGGTTGCGCGATGTTTACTCGGCAGCCGCAGTGAATGCGGCTAATAGTCCTGCGGCAGAGTTCAACCGGCTATCCAATGCTTTGTTCGACCTGCGAGTGGCTGTAGGCGAATCTGGCGTTATGGAGGGGTTGACTCGTGGTGCGCGTGAAGCTACGGATGCGCTCCGTGGCGTTGTGGACAGTGGCGCGATTGATCGCATTGCATCTGGTCTTGGAACCGTGGCGACGGCGGTTGGATTGGCTTTTGGTGGGCGATCCATAGCGGCTGTAGCAAACTACGCATCTAGTGTCCGTGAGTCAGTGGCTGAGACCGTGGCATCTGTTAAGGCGACGGAGTCAGCGGCTATTGCAAAGAACCGCCTTGCTGCCGCAGAAGCGACGGCAGCAGGAAATGCTTATTTGTACGCGGAACAACAGATGCGTTCTGCGATTGGAACGAAGTCTGCCGACATGGCGGCCAAGGAGCTTGCTGCCGCTCGAATAGCTCAGGTCCGCGCCAATTTGGCACTGGTTCTTTCGGAAAAGGAACTTGCAGCGGCTCAGATGCAATCTGCGGCATCGGCAAATGCGGCAAGCATGGCGGCATCAAAAATGGCCGCAGTTGGTAAGTCAGTATTCGCAATGGTCGGTGGCTGGCCGACTGTTTTTCTTGCTGCTGGATACGCCGCTTATCAGATGTGGGACAGCATGGCCAATGGCAGCGACGAAGCTAATGCGGCGCTGCGAGGGCTGAACAACATCATTGAAAGCAACGAGCGCCAATTGCAGCGGCTGCGTAATGCTGCCAATGGCGTAGATGAAGGCATAAGTGACCAGATCACTGCTTTCAGGGATGCAGGTAATAGCATTTACGAGTATGAGCAGCGCATCAAGATGCTGCAAATCGCATCTGAGGATCAGAACCGGGCAACTATTGCTGGTGCTTCCACCTGGGCTGTCTATCAGGCGCAGCTAAAGACGGCTGAGACAGACCTTGCGAATGCGACTGCTGCCATGGATGCGGCAATGACAAGCTCGTTTGAGCTTGCCTCAGCGCAAGACAGGAATGCTGCGGCGAATAAACAGTCATCCGCTAACTTGCGCACACTGGTGGATGGCTACCTGCGCTCCGGCGCGACGTTTGATGAGATCACTTCAAAGCTAGAGGCGATGGGCCTCATGCAGGACTATGTAAACCAGTTGTTCCGCGAGGCTCCACGGGCGGCTGAACAGGCGGCGGCAGGATTCGACAAAGAAACCCAAGATTTCATTGACAAGATGAAGGCGCAGGCGGAAGAAGTCGGGAAGACCCGCGCCCAGCTTGTCTTGCTTCGCGCCGAACGCCAGGCCGAGTCTGCGTCGAATCAGGCGGCTAAAGACGCCATCATGGAACAAGCGAATGCGCTTGCCCGCCTTATTGAAGCTGAAGATTCCAGGCGGCTGTCGCTAAAGCAGGCAAATGCAGATATGAAGGCTGCCGAGAAAGCCGCCGAAAGCTACCTCGAAAAGCTGCGCGAGGAGGTGGCGACGTACGGCTTATCCGAAGACGCCAAGCGCCGGCTGGCGATGGCCTCGCTCGCACTGACCGACGCGCAGCGCGCGGAAGCCGAACAGCTCACTACCATCATCGACGGCCACAAGCGCCTGGCTGCCGCGCTGGCACCGGCCTACGCCGCGCTCGACGATCTTGCGGGCGGCCATGCCGATCTTGGCGAGCAGCTTGCACAAGGCCGCGATGCGCTGGCCGGGCTGGACCGCGCGCAGATTGCTTACAACGCCGCCGTGCGCGAGCAGAACGCGCTGACCGCCCAAGCGCTGGCGCTGGGCCCGCTCACCGCCGAGCAGCAGGCCGAGCACGAAGCGCGCTTGATCGCGCTGCGCGAGTTGATGAATCAGGACTACGCCATCGCCGAACAGCAGCGGTTGGCGGATGAAGCCAAGCGTGCCGCCGAAAACTCGGCGCGCGCATGGGAGGACTTCGCCTATGGCCTTGCCGATGCGGTGCTGGAAGGCTCGCGCGGGGTGAAGGATTACTTCAAGCGCCTTCTGGACGACTTGAAGCGTCAGATCATTTCTTCTGGCCTGATGAACATCTTCAAGTCGATTTTCAACGTCAGCGGATCGGCTGGCGGAGGGTTTGTTTCGCAGCTTGGCGCGATGTTCGGCGGGCCTACGTTCGGCACGATTCTTGGCGCGGCTGGTGGGGCATCTGGTGGTGTTGGCGGGAGCGTGCTTACGTCGCTGGCAACGGCGATCAGCGGCGGCGTGTCGTCTGGCCTGATGGGCCTTGGCGGCACCCTGGCCGGGATGGGTATGGGCGGCCTCGGCGGCGGCTTGGCGTGGGCGGGTGGCAGCGTTGCCGCAAACGGCCTGCTTGGCGGCTTGGGCGGCTCGTTCATGACCGGCATGGGCAACCTGTTCGGCGCTGGCGGCGGTGCATTGATGGGCATCGGACAGATGATCCCGGCCGCATTGATGGGCATCGGACAGATGATCCCGGCCATCGCGGCGATTGCCGGCGTGGCTGCTGCAATCCAGAAGATCACCGGCGGAAAGCTGTTCGGGTCATCGTACAAGTTCGACTCTGCGAGCCGTGATTTCGGCTTTTCCGCAGCGGGTGCTACGGGTGGCGAGTCACTGACTGAGGTCAGGCAGCGCTCGCTGTTCCGTGGCCGCAAATGGCGCACGACAGACAGCGCGCTGGATGCCGAAACAGCCAGAAGCATCGAGGAGTTCTGGAACGCAATGCGGGACGCGGCGGTGGACGTGCCAGCCAGCTTCAA